GCCGTTAAATCTTTCTGCTTCGTTTGTCATAATAGGGTTTGTGTTAATAGGGTAGTTTTCAATAACTCTCGCTGGAGTTTCATTTGGAAAGATGTTTTGCTTTCCGTATTCAGTTGTTACTGTCATAAAAATAAGAGTGAATCATCCGGCGGTTACGATACGATTCGAGCCGCCGCTATGATTATTTTTTCTTTGCTGTTTTTGCTGACCTTTTAAAATTGGCAGCGGTGGGAGCACCTTTAGCTCCGGGTTTTCTCATTTTCTCACCAGAGCCGGCGGCAATCCGCTTTCTCTTGGCGTGGATGTTTGCGTATAATCCGGTTTTTGCCATGTTAACATTTCCATCGTGCTCTAGCTGCTTTACCTCTAGGTCCTGACCATCCTGCAGATCTAGCACAAAAAGATTTTCTGCGTTTAGCATCTTTAGATCCGGGTTTGACTTTGCCGGTAACAGCTACTTGTAATTTAGATCCGGGGTTTTCTCGTTTATATTTGTTAACCCCTTTTTGGGTCATACCAGCTCCGTCTTTTACGGAACGTTTCTGACCTCCTTTAACTGTATGTCCTTCCATAGACATTATTTTTTCTTTGGTGGTCTACCAACTTTAGTACCATAAGTACCTTTTCCTTTAGGCATTACTGTTCAGCTCCTGCATCTGTACCGTCAGCTGTGTTGCCAACTTGTTTTTTACATTGTGCTACTTGTGCAGCTGTAGTGCCGCTGTCATTATAAGGAATGAACCAACGATCACCTGTAGTATTTACTTTATACTTTACCTGCATCGTATCTATACGTGCAGATGGATCATATGCTTTAGACATAATTAAAATTGAATGTTTGAACGTTCTAATTTATCGAATACATCCTGACGATAAGCAGGATCTCGATCATACCTTTGGTCAGACATAGCTTGTACTACTTCTGATTGACTACGGAATACATCTCGAGATGATCTTGGTGATTTACCTGTAAGCATTTGACCTTCGTACCCTTCAGCATTTTCGTATTGTGCTTTTAAACCACTAACTGCAAGTTGAACAGTGTTAAAATCACCATTACCTATTACAGAATTAAATGCTTCTAAAGTAGTTGGTTCTAAATTTTCACTTGCCCAACCTATCATTTTATTGTACTGAGCTTCTCCACCAACAGACGTTTGTATTCTAGTAACTTCTGCATCGGTTAAGTCAGCTGTTTGATTTGAAGTATAACCTGATTCAGCTGCTCTACCAGCCAAATAAGAATCAATAGAAGCTCTAGATAATCCAGTGTCTTCTAAAGTTTTATACATGTCATCAGTAATTGTACCTTTAGTTTCGTGAAAATGTTTGCTAATTTCCCAAGGGTCTACACCATTGTCTTGGAATAATGCACCAAGTTTCTCACCGTACTGGTTGTTAACTGTTTCATAGTTAACTGTACCATCTTGATTATAAGTATTATCATCAGTAACTACTTGTTCTGTTTCGTCTGAGGAATCAGATCCTAATTTTTTTTGTAATTCTAAATATGCATTTTCAAGTTCTTCTGCATTTTTAAATTTACCTGCTAATAATTCAGCTTCTTCTTGTTGTAGTTTATCCGCAACCTCTAACGAGTTCTGTTCGTCTTCTGATAATTCAGGAGCATCAGCTGGGGTAGGATCATACGTTAGTTTTTCTGTCATTCTTTGTATCCTTTAGCGGTGGTTACTTTTAAATTACCAAGTCCAACTGTAGTAACTAGATCAGGATCTGGTCCTATGTTTGCTCTAGATGTAAACTTAGTTGGCTTGGCTATTTCATTTTTATCAACCAGAGTTTCTGGTTTACTTACCTCAGGTAGTGGTTTTTTAGCCACCTTCTGGGGACGGGATGGTTTGTTCTTCTGCATTGTTTCCTAATTGATCTGCTGTTTGATTCATCGCTTCACCTACTGCTGGATTTTTACTTGGATCTGCCATTGGTGAGTTAGCGAATTGTCCTGCTTGTTCTAATAATGCTTGTTGTTGCATCATCTGTTGCTGTTGCATACGTTCTTGCTCCATGGTTTCTTGAGTCTTAATAAGATTAAGAACATCTATACCTTGAGCAGCTGCAAGACGTTTAATAAATTCTCCAGAATCTAAGAACTGTCCTATTGCTTCAGGTCCTAATGTTTGTGCCAAGGTTTGGATAAACATAACTAAACTTTGTTGATCTTGTCCTCGACCTAAAGCATTAACACCAGCCACAATTTGTGGACGTACTAAATCCTTAGGTATTTTTGGTAACTCTCTGTTACGTTGTAAAATATGTAGGGTTCTATTGAGATAGGGTATCAAAAATTCTATAGTTAACAAGCTGAAGAGACCACCCAACTGTTGTTCTAATTCCATCTGAGTAAGGCGTACTTCCTCAGCTGTGGTTCTTTCACTTTGTCTTACATTTAATAGTAAGAAAGCATCACTAATTCTACGTTCAAGTGTGTTTATTTGTTCAGCTGCTGTGCGAAAATCTGCCGTCTTGCCTACCTGAACGACACCGACATCCTCTGGACGTCCTTGAACGATTGCACCATTGCCAGCATCGGCTATAGTCTTTGGTTTAGTAGTGCTTGATGGTGATACAAGGAAAACTACTTTCGACGCTGCTGCAGAGCCTTCTACAAGTGCCTGAGATAATCCTTCAAGCGATCTAATATCGCCAAGAAATTCTTCTACTCTGCCACGACCATAATCTTCTCCGTCTACCGTATTGAACCTAAGGGTTAACCAAGGGTTAGCATTTTTAGGAGCTGTACTACGGCTGCCGGGAATGACTCGATCAAAAGCTTCTTGATGCCATACCCATCGACCATTCATGTCGAATCGGACGTAAGTATACACTTCTACGTCTTGATCATCTGAACCTGTCTTGTAACCTTCGTCTCCGGGAGAGTTAGGTATAGGTTCTGGCAGGTCCATTGCCAAAATCTTACGACTAATTAGTTCCTTTGTTACTATCTCACAAACATTTCCGTTTCCGTCACGATTAATTGCGTAACGATTTAAGGGATAGTTTTTGAGACCATCTTTGCCCATAAATATTAATGCATTACCACTAACAATTAAATGTTTAAGTGCTTGGTGTACTACCACTCTATCACTAGAGGCATTAATATAATCCATAACCATTCTCTCCATTTTAGAGAATGATAAATCTAATTCACTTCTTATTTCTCTTGGTATTTCATCACCTAACTTGTCATCTCTAACTTGTAGTTTGAAAAAACTTGTTTGTGGTGGTAACAATGCGAGCATAAGTTTTGCTGCTAAATTGACAACACACTTACTGCCTACTGATTGCCACGGTGTAAATAATTTTTGATGAGTGGGACGTGAAGTTAAATCATCTTGAATAAGATAAGGCAACGTTAATCTTGAACATTCAACTGCGGTATCAAGGAACTGTCTTCTACCTACGGTCAGTTGATTGTATCTATCACGTGCTTTCATTGTCCTCTCCTAGCTTTGGCTGCTCTTTGAGCTTTAGTTGGTCCAGATTTTCCTCTGAGTCTTTTGCTACGTGTATTACGTGCTACCGCTCCCATACCACCACTTGAACTTGCTCGTGGTGTAACCTCTGCTGTATCTGTTATTTTTAATTTTTCTCTAGCTGCTTCTTGAGCTTCTATTTCTGCTTTAACTTCTTCAGGTTTCCATGATGGTGCTGACACACCGGAGTTAGGATTTTCAAACGGGTTGTCTGTCATCTCTCTCATTTCTTCCCGAGTTAAAGGCTTTACTGGTGGTGGCGATCCTCCTCCGCACATAATCTTATCCTTGGTAAGTGTCTGAAGTTGTTATTTTAGACTTGCTTTTTGGTTTCGATTTGTCAGGTTTAGTGATCATTTCTTCATCATAAATAGGGTCATCAGCTAATGGTCTTAATTTTTTTCTATTAGGATCCATTGGACCTCGTATTATCTGATTAGTATTGGTACTACTACCTCCAAAATTGCACATGATATTTATTTAATTTTAGGTATACCTTGACTTGGTGTACCGGTGTTCATACTAGGATCAATGGCATCGAAAACTTTAGTGCCTTTTCTAATTGTATCGACCTTTAATTTTTTACGTTTCTTACCTGTAATGATATTAGGATCTTCTGTTTCTTCTTCAATCCTTTCAGGTGTTGGTATATCCCTTACTGGAGCCGGTGTTTTTAATGCTGGTGATGGCATCATTGGCTCTGGTGGGGGTGGTGGGGATCCTCCGCCGCACATAATTTATTCCTCGTTGATAATTTGTTTAATGTATTCGACCACGCTGGCTTGACCAGCACGGTACATGATTGATTCTATTGAATCGTTTGGGTGAACGGGTTGCCATTTAAAATTGTCTTCAACTTTCTTTAGCAACTCCTCCACTCGCTCGTTATGTAATTTAAGAGTATTGAGGGAGATTGACATTTGAATGTTCAAAGAATGCTGGCATCCGTGCCGCCTGTGTCTCAGAAAGCTGTGGAGCTTTACCTTCATACATTAAGCGGTCGCTGGAATCCAGCCAAAATTTTTTGTCTAAAAATTTATCGGAGTTACTACCTAATGGTTGCATTATCCAATTAATAGTTGCTTTACGAAGCTTGTCCAAAGAAGGACTAG